GGCCGACGATGACACTTGCATATATCCCGACCGCCTCATGGTGCTGTCCACCAAACTCAAGTATTTTGAGGCCAAGGGCTTTGATACGACCGCCATCTACCGTGATTACCTCATGGAACTGGAAACGGCGATGGCGCAAGACACGGGCGGTGCCAACCTTTCGTTCGCCCCGCGTCCGGGTACGGTGTTGATCGGCTACGACAACATCCCCGATAGCGGCTACGGGTACGACAACTAATGGCACGGGCGGCACGCAGACTCGTTCAGCAAGCGAGAGCCAACGTCGCCTCGCTCCCTGCTCCCGTGGGCGGCTGGAACGCCCGCGACTCACTCGCCAACATGGCACCGACCGATGCCGTGACAATGGAGAACTACTTTCCGGGCGTTTCTAACATCAATCTGCGCGGCGGGTACAGCAAACACGCGACCGGCTTGCCGGATGACGTAGAAACGCTGATGACGTACAGCAGCCCAACTGCGAACAAAATGTTTGCCGTGTCGGATGGGAAGATTTATGACGTTACGTCAGCCGGTGCGGTAGGGGCTGCGGCGGTTTCCGGTCTATCCAACAGCCGTTGGCAATACACCAACATCACGACCTCGGGCGGCAACTATTTGTACGCCGCAAACGGGGTCAACAAACCGTTGCTGTACGACGGATCAACATGGACGGCAATTGACGGCACATCTACCCCGGCCATCACGGGCGTAACCACGACCTCGCTAAACTATCCGACGCTGTTTAAGAACCGGCTATGGTTTATTGAGAAAAACTCGCTGAAAGCATGGTACTTGCCGACGGCCTCAATCGGCGGTGCCGCGCAGGTGCTAGACCTGTCTGCCGTGGCCCGTTTGGGCGGCAAACTGGTCAATATGGCCTCTTGGACGATTGATGCGGGTTACGGCGTTGATGACAACCTCGTTTTCGTCACCGACAAGGGCGAAGTCATCGTTTATCGCGGAACCGACCCCGCCTCGGCCTCCACTTGGGCTGTCATTGGCGTGTGGATATTGGGTGCGCCAATTGGTGATCGGTGCGTCATCAAGTACGGCGGCGACTTGCTAGTGCTGACGCTAGACGGCTTGGTGCCGATGGCCTCTGCGCTGCAATCCTCACGCATTGACCCCAACATCGCCCTATCGGACAAGATACAGGGCGCATTTGCTGCCGCCGCATCGGCATACCAAACCAACTTTGGTTGGTGTTTGCTTTACAACCCGAAAAATAACGCTTTGATTGTCAATGTGCCGGTCAGCGATTCGGCGCAAGAACAGTTTGTGATGAACAACATCACCAAAGCGTGGTGCAAGTTTACGGGCTGGACAGCATTCCACTTTGCGCTTCTTAACGATGAACCGTATTTCGGTGGCCCCGGCTATGTCGCCAAGGCATGGACAATGGGTTCCACCGGCTTCATGGACGATTCGGCCAACATTAACGGCCGTGTGCTACAAGCCTTTAACTACTTTGAGACGCGGGGTGTCAAAAAGATTTTCACCCGCGCCAGACCGTCCATTTTCAGCAACGGCACGCCGTCCATTACGGTCGGCATGAACGTGGATTTCAACATCTACGACACGACGACCCCAATTGCGATTACCAACCCCACGGTAGGCGTGTGGGACACCGGCGTTTGGAATACGGCGGTGTGGGGGTCGGATTTGGAAATTCAGAACAATTGGCAGGGCGTTACAGGGGTTGGATATTGTGGCGCGGTGCAGTTAGCCAGCGCGTCCAAGAAACTGAATATTCAATGGTCATCCACAGACATTGTGTTTCAACTCGGATGGGCTGGCATATAACAAGCGGCCCCGAGGTGGGCGAATGGGTCTGTGGACACACGGGCGGCGGTTATCACGCCGAACGCTCCAACGCCCTTGGCCTACGCAAAGGCGACGAATTGGTCTGTGGGGTGGTGTACGAGAACTGGAACGGGCGATCCATTGTCTGCCATATCGCCTTTCTGGATCGGCTAACCCCGACGTATCTGGCCGCCATTTTTGACTATCCGTTTAACGTCTGCGGGGTTGACAAAATTATCGCCCCGATAGGCAGCAAAAACGTGAAAGCGTTGAAACTTGTAAGTAAGATGGGTTTCACCGAGGAAGCGCGAATCAAAGACGCCGACACCGACGGTGATATTGTTTTCCTAACCATGACACGCGATGCGTGTCGCTTTTTAGGACACCGTTATGGGCAAAAAATCACCGGCACCGCCACCGGCACCTGATTACGCGGGCGCAGCGCAGCAGCAGGGGGTTGCTAACCTTGCCGCCGCTCGGCTAACCGCTCGGCTTTCTAACCCCAACGTCATTACGCCGCTGGGGACGCAGACGGTCACATGGGGCCGCCCGCAGTTCAACAAACAGGCTTATGACGCGGCTATGGCCCAATGGCGGGCGCAGAACCCGCAAGCCCCAGCAGGTGGCCCGACTCCGGCCCCCGCGCCTCCGGGCGCGGCCCCTACACCCGCCCCAACGGGTGGTGTAACGACCGGCACAACGGCACCGCCTAGCCCTATCCTGCCCGGATACACGGTAGACCAAGGTGATCGGTTTGGCTACAACCGCCCGACCGACGATTTTGCGCTAGATACGGAAGGCGCATTTGGCGCAGGTGCGGCAGCCCGTCGCGCCCGTGAAGATTTGACGATGCCATCGTTTGGCGGTGGCGGCCCTGCTGGCATGGGTAACATTACCCTGCCGAACGGCACAACGCTGCCCGTCAGCGCATTTACGGGCGGCACAGCCCCCGGAACCGGCTATCAAGGCGGCGCAATGCCGACCGAGGATATGTTCACCGAGTGGACTGACCTTGATACGCCGACCATTTACCAGCAACTCACGCCGGAAGCCCAAGCAACCCTTGAGGCGCAGCAGCGCGTTGAGCGGGCGATGGCGGGCCTTGGCGAAAAGGCCATCGGGCGTGTCAGCGACATTTACGGCACGACTTTTACCCCGCAAGGACTCCCCGAACAGCGGTTTGGGTTTGATTACGGCCAACTGCCAACCGCCCCCGATTTGGCAAGCATGGGGCAATTCCAGCGCGGTATCACCGCCGAAGCCCTGCCCAACGCTCCAGACATTACGGCGATGGGACAGGCCGGGGCCAACGTCGGCCCGCAAGCGGTCAATTACGGCCCCGCAGCCGGTCAGTATGGCCTAGCCGGTGCTGGCCCCGCAGCGGGAATGTACGGCCTTGCGGGTGGCGGCCCTGCCGCACCAACGCAGATCGCCGGTGCCGACCTTTCCATGGCGGGTCGCGTAGCCGCTGGCCCGCAAGCGGGTCAGTACGGTATGGCACAAGGCGTAGCCCCTGCCGAACGCTTACAGCAACAGATTGATACGTCCCAACTTGCCCAACTTCCGGTTGGTGCAGGAACGACGGCGCAAGAGGCGATCATGTCTCGCGTTGGCCCGCAACTTCAGCGGGAACGTGCAGCCCTTGAAAACCAACTGCGTAACCAAGGCTTGGTTCCGGGTGGGGAAGCGTACAACGCCGAAGTCAATCTGTTTAACGAACGCGCCAACGACATGGTGCAACAGGCTGCGCTACAGGGCATCAACCTTGACGCGCAGATGCGGGCGCAAGGGTTTAGCGAACAGCAAATCCAAGCGGAACTCGCAAACCAAGCGCGACAAGCGCAGTTTGGTATGGGAGCCACGCAAGCGCAGTTGGCAAACCAAGCCGTCGGCCAAAACTTCCAGCAAGGATTGGCTGCACAGCAAGCGCAAAACCAAGCGCAAGCACAAGCGTTCCAGCAACAGTTGCAGTCGGGTCAGTTTGGCCGCGAAGCGCAGCAGATGGCGTTCCAGATGGGTCAATCGGCCCAACAGGCACAAAACCAAGCCATCGCGCAAAACTTTGCACAGGCGCAAGCCTCGCAACAGGCATACAACCAAGCCGTGCAGCAAAACATGGCGATGGGGATGTCGGCCGCACAAGCGCAGAACCAAGCCGCGCAGCAGTTGTTCCAACAACAGGCCGCCACGCAGGAACTTCGCAACCAAGCCCTCGCGCAGAACCAAGCCGCAGCGATGCAGCAGTACCAAGCGCAACTTGGGCGACAGGCGCAAGGTTTTGGTCAGCAGATGGATATTGCGGGCCTTTACAACGCCGGACTTGCCGCGCAGCAACAGTCGGCCCTGCAACAAGCGCAAGCCGCAGCCGCCCTGCAAGCCCAAGGCTACAACCAAGCCCAAGGTGCCGCAGCGTTCCAAAACGCACAGCGTCAAGCCGCGCTGCAAGAGCAGTTGGCCCTGCGGTCGCAGCCGCTCAACGAGATTGCCGCGATCATGGGTGGCGCACAGGTACAGATGCCGCAGTTCCAAGCCTACCAAGGCGCGGAAGTGGCCCCGGCACCTATCTTTGGCGCAACGCAAGCCGCTGGCAACTTTGCACAGCAGAACTACGCCAACCAAGTCGGCGCATACAACGCCAAGATGGGGCTATACGGCAACATTGCGGGAGCCGCAGGAACGGCGATTGCATCAGATCGCCGCTTGAAGTCAAACGTGGTACGCATCGGTACTCACCCGCTCGGCATCGGTATCTACGAATACGACATCTTTGGCGAACGTCAACGTGGCGTAATGGCCGACGAAGTTGAGGCCGTGAAACCGGAAGCCGTTACCACCCATCCGACCGAAGGGTACAAGATGGTTTACTACGGGATGTTGTCATGAGAACACCTTACCAATCGTTTAACGCTCCCATGGTTGCCAATGGCGGTCGCGGCCAACGCCTCGCTCGTATGCTGCAAATGCAAGGGCAGGGACAAATGGTCAGCAACAACGCAGGGGCAAAAACTGATATGCAGTAC